TCAAGTTGGAAGCATCATCGGCGGCGATATAACTGCGCGCGGCGAGGGCGTCTGTTAGGTTCAGGAAGCCACGTCCAAACGTTGTAACTGGTGTTAGGCCAAGAACAGAAGAACCATTGTAGAATGGGATCGTGTTGCTTGTGATGGCCAGTGCTGCAAGGTTTGTTAGGTTTGTTGCTAGCGGTTGTCTAGTGGACAAACCGGAAGACAAGGTATTATCGGATTCTGTTGTACTGTACACGCCAAGAGTGGTACGCATAGCAGCAGCATCAGAATCATCCAACAAAGAACGAGCAAAACCAGTGAAGGTTGTCACAGCCATGTTGCCAGAACCAGTAAAGTACGGCAGGTTGTTGGCAGAACCCGAAACACTCGACAAACCAGTTAGGTTGGCATGAGCCACTTGGGCAGCAATCAGTGTACGAGCAGCAGCAGCATCAACTACGTTACCAATCTGACGACCGAAGTCGCTAGAGGCAGCGTTCTGGGCTACGCCAGTGCCATCAATGTAAGACTGTGTGTTTGGCGTTACTGCTAGGGCCTTGATAGCTTCTAGGTATGGTGTGGAGTCCACAAAAGCTTTTACCCAGCTTGTTAGTGCAACTGGGTCAGAGTTTGTGCTTGTGGCAGTTGCCTTATAGACAACACCGTTACGCTGTACGTAGGATTTGTTGATGATGTATTCAGTTGTGGCGTCCCATTCAGGAATACCTTTTTGAAGCAGGTATGCAAGGTTGTTGTCTTGACGGTTTTCAAACCAGTTCCACCATTGACGTGGGACAACTTCAACACCCCAACCTGCTCTAATTTTAGTAGAGTCTGGGGCAACCACGTCACCCGCGACGGCCCAAATGTCCGTCATGTCATATTTAATCAGGTCCATATTAATTCCTTTATGTAATTAGGTTAGAGAGGAATCCACCTTGGGATGGATCATTCAGATCACCAGTACCAACGGCACCGGGAAATCCATCAGTGGCGAATACCCTTCCCGCTTGGAACTCAGAGTATACGTAAGATACGCCAACAGGTTTAGGGAGTAGTTGACCAGCACCACCAAGGTCAAAGAGCAGCCCACGTTCTACGTTGGTTAGGATTTTACCAATACCAATACGCACTTTAGCTGGAGCTAATTCTTCAATCGTAACTTGGGAAGCACCGAACAAAAACTTGTAAGCGGCGATCACGTCTTCTGGTCTTGCGAGGGTTCTGTTTTTGATGATCTTCGCTTTGAGGATCAATCTATATTCTTCATCGCTTGGTGGTCGGCTGATGCCAACTGGAGCGTCAAGAGAGTACCACTGACCACCAACTGTAGGGTCAGTTGTAGAAGAGAAGGACTCGCCTTGGGCAGAACCATCAAAACCAAAGTAGTAAAAAATATCAGAAGTTACTAGGCCGCGTGGGCGCCCTACAATCTCACCGATAACGTCAAGCTGGGCACCAACGGCAGTGTCCAAAGAACGCAGCTGCATGGTTTCTTTGATAATCTCTTGCAACTCAACTTTACCCGAGAGCAGGAGTTGCAGATACTTATCGTAAATTCGTTTGTTCTTGAACTGTTCTGTGACACGCGAACGTGCCACATTCAGGAACTCTTCTTCAACAAAGGGATTGAGTTCAGACACAAATCCTCCAATTATACAGGTGTGACGATAATATTTTCAGCAGAGATTGAAGCAACCTGATCGAAGTCGATTGTGATGTTGGCTGTCCCTGTTGGGCTTGGCGATGTTCCAATGAACAAAGAGTTTACGGCGAAACCACCAACGCTGTTGATTGGAGTATATAGACGAGAGTAAACTACGTCAGTTCCAATGAACAAAGTTGCATCCGAGTAGTTGATCAAATTCTGTTTGATCTGAGCTGGTGCATCACCCGGCATCCCACCAAGGTCTTCGATTGTCATCGTGACATAGATAGGAACTTCATCTGGTTGTTTGTAAGAAATATTGTGAAGGAATCCTTGGCTGTCAGCAATCTGAACGGTTGTATTTCCTACAGATGGAATGCCTGTTGGTTTGTTCTCCCAGATAGATTGTCCAATGTCAGATGGAAGGCCACCCAGAACAATTGGCAAGAAGCTATGAGCTGGAACACCGTTAATGTCCGGTACGTCTGTGTCGTTCTCATAGACAACAACGTCAGCAACACCAGCAACGTTTCTTAGAGCGTCGAGGATACCTTCCACGATGTTTTGAGACTGGAAGAATTTGCTGTTACGGAAACGCTCACGAAGCTCTTCATCTGTCTCAGTCAAACGTCCTGTAGTTGCAGCCACAGGGTTAATGACAGAATCCCATCCAGAGATAGGTACAGAGATTGTTTCGATTGCTAGGGCTTCTTGTGGGAAGGGGCCAACGATATCATCGACAACGATACCAAGCTTGCGTACCTTCTGCACCTGCAAGTTTACACTCACATCGAAGTCAGCCACTTGGAAAGGATCAGTCCTAGTAATGTATAGTCTACCATCACTTTGGTAAGTTGTAAAGGTGGAAGAGAACAAATCTTCAACTTTTTGTTGCACTCCGTCGAGAATCATCTGGGCGGTTGTTCCAGACACTGGCGATGTGTACTCAGCATCAAGGAAGTTTACTCCATCCGTGCTATAACTAAATCTGTAGACTGTGCTGTTTGTAATTGTGGTTGGATAAACACCAACCCCAGAAGCAGATAGTAGATTTAGTGTAACAGGGTTCAGGACGGAGAATACACGCTGGGTGCTAGCACTGTAAGCTTTACCTTGTGGTGAACTGACGATTGTGTTCAAGTTTCCTTCAAGGATTACTTGGGCACGTGTTGCTTGTGCAGGAAGGCGTGTAATGCCACTCAAGGCAATGATGTTGTCCAGAGCGACACCGATAGCAGTTGTTGGGTTGAAGCTGTCAAATACTTGCTGTAGCGCCTCCCAAAGGGATGCCTCAGCAGGAGCGATAACACCGATCATACGACCAAGGGCACCGTTATCAGTTACGTCAACAACGTCACCCGCAGGAACAAGGTCAGAGAAGATGGATGCAGCAGTTGTCTTGTAGTCTGTCAGAACGTCATCCAGCGTTTTGATTTCAAGACCTTGGCGAGATAGACCGGCCATGTTTAACCTCCGATAGAAATTGTAATTGGTAGGGACTCTGTGTTGTCAGTAGCCCTTACCGAGAATGTCATTGTGTAGCCACGCTGTGGGCTGACACTAGAAGTGAAGCTCAAGATTTCAATCACACCCGGATCAGCAGAAATGATTCCTTGGAAGATCAAATCAATCGTACTCTTCTTTTGAACCTTGCCAAAGATTTGCTGGATGTACGGAACACCGATAGTGTTGTTCAAGAACCACTCACCGTAGAATGTATAAAGTTTAATACGCAGACGCTGGGCAACAACGTCTGCTTGTAGTTGTGTAACTGGGCACTGACCATTGATGAATACAAGGTCGCCAGTTTCTGTGTTGAGTAGCAAATCCATTGTGTCTCCTTACGCTGTAGCGATACCAGAAGTACCAGACCCCGGAGTAACGCCCAAGTGTTTGTGGGTAGCGAAGTTGATACCGTTGAAGGTTGCAACGCCAGTCATTGTGTAGTTACCAGTCTGGTTGTAATTTCCGCTTTGGATAATATCACCAACCCAGTTTGTGGTATCAGCGTTAATGTTCATTGTCGGTGTGTTGATTGTGTAAGACTCCGTAGCGTTCATCACACCAGTTTTGCAGTTAACAGTTACAGTGTGTTCAGTGTTGATGATCATGTCACCAGACTGTTTGAGCATGATGTTCACTTCTGTACCAGACGCAATGTTATGTGCGATGCACAAGTCACGGTTGGAGTCGTGTGGAAACTTACGTGTCTGTGGGTTGTTCAAACTCTTACCGAATGGGAACAGACCGGGAATGGCGACAGCATCTTGGTCACTGAATTTACGATAGTCATTTGCTGTTGTTGGCTCTCCGCTCCCGATCTTGAAGTTGTCCATAGATCGTTGAGAGAAGATACACATCACTGTGTCACCCGGATTGATTGGGAAGCTGATCAATGTTGCAGAGCTACCCGGAAAGATCACTGGAACACCAAGGATTTGCATACCCGGCTCACCAGTGCCGTCTTTCAGAAGGTTGTTGACAGAAGGCAGAACATCCACTTTCTGTTGTTGGTTATCACTATAAACGTTAACCACTTTACAAGGGATGGCTGTTTGAATCTCTGCCATATCAATCCTGAATTGTGTTCTAATAATATCCATAAGATCGGTTGCAATCATACCAAGTCCTCCGCTTGTACTTCAGAACAGAAGCACTCAACATACCAATCATTCCCACGGAAGTCTCCAGAGAATCGAGCGCTGTTCACACGATAAAATCCAGTGATCCACTTAGACTCAAGCTTCACAATCTTACCGGGAACAATATCAGTGTTGAGAAGTGCCTTAAATTGTACACCTCGACGGCGCTTCTTACCCTTCTTGGGTTTACGTCCTGTCTCAGATGTATAGAATGGAAGATCAATCAAGCCAGTGCTGGCATTCAACACTGGGGCGAGTTGTGTGTCTTTAGACAGCAACCCATTCTCAGCAGAAACATTCAGAACACCAGCGTTGACATTATATTCTAGGTTTTGGGATTCACAGAGCTTCATCAGCATATCACGTGGAGTGCCTTTCAACCTCCATCCAAAGATGATTGGGTTATTAAGGTTAGTACCAGTGTAAGCGCCTCTAGCGACACCCGGCATTTGTT